ACCCAATCAGCAACTTCAGCGTTGTCAATTCCCATACATTCGAAATCAACCGCCTCAGCTTTTGAGTGCTGGCTGGTTAAACTCGATCCTATGGCTACACACAGCTCAGGTGAGCGATAGCCGCTTGTCACCTTGACCCTGCCAAATTGGTCCCGTACCGGCTGTAAAATATTTTCACACAATGCTTTTAATTTATCTATTTGATCTGCGTTAGGTTCGTTGTCTATACCCTTACGTATAGCTGTGTCTGATTTGGTAAGCTCTTGTAAACTAAAATTTCTACTAAGTTGCATATTTTCTCCTATTTTGTAAAAAATAAATCTATCACGAAGAGTGTAGTTGTGCCCGCAGCTACTAAGAGAACCCAATAGAACTTGTCTATCTTACCGCCCAATTTCTCGACGTCTTCGTGAATATGTTTTAAGTCTTGCTTGTTTTTAGCAATGTCTTTTTTAATTCCAGTCATATGTCCGTATAATGATATGATGTGTTCTCTTGTTGTTTTTGGTTCTATAGCCATAGGATTATCCGTCGAAGACAATGTCATCCTTAAAGATGGTTTGTCCTTTAGCAATTTTTTGTTGGTTATTTTTTAGTTGATCAAAAGGTAATTGTCCAGTGTTTGGAACTGTTACTCCTGCTAATAAATCTCCACCTGTTGTAAGTTGTGCACCTATTGTATTTAAGTTACCGGCTGCACCTAAATCAACTGTAGGAGTTGTTGATCTGAATGGATTTTCTATATCTGGTAAATCTTCTAATGATAATGGTGCTATTTCTATTAATGATTTGATAGCATCTATGACAGGTTCAGCTTGATTCCAAGGATTAGCTACTCCTAGTCTTAATGCATTTTCTTCAAATTTATCTATAATATCTCTTGATGGTTCATAAGGTCTAAACTCTCCATCTTCAATTGCAAATCTATCTCTTTTAGAAACCCTATTCATTCTTTCATCAAGATCATTACCACTAATTCCTAAAGTTATAGCTGCGTCATAGTCTTTCATAAAATTATTTCTTGCTTTAAATAAAGCTCGGTTAGCATTTACATAAGCATCAACAATTTCTTCTGGTGTAACCACTCCACCTTTTAGTGATGGTCTTTTAAATAAATCTTTTGCAAGTCTTTCTCTTTTTTGTAACTCAGAAATTTTATAAGTTATACCATTTGCTGGATTAACATCGATAGCTCTTAATCCTGCAATACCAGCAAGTTCGTTACCTAATTCAAATTCGTTTCCTCTCTCATCAAATCTCCCTTCATCATCAATAGGTTTAGATGCTAATCTCATTCTGTTTAATTGTTTGTAGTTAAATGGTGCTTGTGATTCAACAAGGTGTCCTACCATAGAAGAAACTTTACCACCTATTGTATCTTCAGGATTCCAAACTTGATAACCTTCTGGAGTTCTACCTTTTCTAATTGCAATGTCTGTTAATGCTTCAGTCCAAATAGATTCTGATATAAAAGGCATTCCTAATTCTTTTGTAGAATCAACTAACCCTAAAATAAAATCATCCATCATACCATCATTATCAGTTTCACCTTGACCTACTCTATTCAATACAGTCTGTAGTGGTCGTGTAATTGTATCATATGCATTCATGTGAGAAAAATCTACGTATTTTAATTTGCCAGTTTCTTTATCTCTTAATGGAATTAGTGTAGAATTTTTAGACCAGTCAGCTACATATCTTCTCATTGCATCCATTTCATCTTCAGTAACATTGTATAAAGCTTTAGCTCCTTCTACTGCTGCGTAAGGCACAGCCAATGTTGTAGCTGCCATTCCAGCTAATCTTGTGTAACCAATATTAGCAAGTGGATTAATTGTACTTCCATCTGTTAAAGTTGCTGTATAACTAATTTCATCTAATGCACGTTTAACAATGTTAGTGCTTGTTCTCATAATTTCTGCAGGGAAAGATACAAAGTTACCTACAGGCATTTTTCTTAAACCTTTTACAAAGTCTGATACATAAGAATAATTAGGTATATTATTTTTAACTATGTTAGCTGCTTCTTTTTCAAAATAATCTTGAGTTAATTTTACATTTTCACCAGCTGCATTTTTAAAAAAACTACCTCTTACTAAACCTTTCTTAGCAAAAGCATCTTCTAATCTTTTAGACTCTGTAGCCCATGAAGCAATTTTCCAAAAGTCATCTTCAGCTGTGTAAAAGTCTTGAGATACTTTAAATCCTTTTTTAAATGGTTTTAATAATTTATCTAAACCATTATATGAATTCATAGTTTCACCAAATTTTACATCTTCTAATAGTTTAGTTAGATCTCCCACTTGTACCTGTGAGTTTACAACACCCAGTCTTAATAGTTTTTGATATAGTTCATTCTGTTGTCTTGTACCTTTTAAATTAGTTTGTAATGCACCATAGGCCTGTTTAATAGCTGCAGCATTAGGTATAACACCATTCGCGGTCGCAAATGCGCTAGCAGATAAAAAGTTTCTAACGTGAGTGATAGGTGATAAAATTGTTTTAGCTATTTGTGATGTAGCTTTAGGATATAAAATAAAATTTTCATACATTTTACCAACCATACCTTTAGATCCTAAATCTTTTGATGTAGTTTCAAGTGCATCTGCAATACCATTGATTGCAAATTTACCGTTTAAAGGATTAGTAATTCCTTGTGCTATTTGATCGGATGCTCCTTCTATTTCACCTAATCTTTTTAAATCAATACCACCTGCAGATAATTTTTTACCTGGGTCCATATTAATTTGTCTAAAGTCATCGCCAAAATATCTAATAGCTTCTTCTCTAGTATTAGCTAACATAGGTCTAGTTCCTGTTGCAGTTCCATTGGCTAGCTTAGTTGCTTGTTCGTTAGATTCTATAACTAAATTATCTAGAAATTGATTACGTCTTGTAATCATAGATAGTTTATTAGTACCATTTAAAATCATTTGTAACGCACTTTTATCTTTACCAAATAATTCTCCAAACAATTGTTTAAACTCTGGTTTAAGTTCTGACATGTTTGCTATACCTTTAAAATCAGCAGCATCATCTAATACAGTTTTAGCTACAAAGTCAGGTAAATTAAATATTACATCTGTTGATTTATCTAATTTAAAACCAGCAGGTAAAGTTGCATTTTTATATACATCAGCTACTAAATTTTCTGCTTCAACAGAACCTAATCCAGGTTTAGCGTCCATAAATACTTGCTTTAATTTATCTACTGCTTCTGTAGCAGGTTTATAATTTAATGCAGGAATCATAGAATCATTTTGAAACAATCTATAATTAGCACCAAGATAATCTCTCCACTTATCTTTCATCACATCTTTAAATTTAGTTAAACTAGTATCATCAAGTCTTTGTCCTAAACCAGAAAACAATGTACCCCACGTTCCTCTAATTCTAGTTAGTTCTTCAAACACTTCATCAACAGCTTCGGGAGCCATACCTTTAGCTAATAATTTATTTTTTAAAGGACCTGCAACTACATCATCCATTTTACCAAAAATAACTTGACCAGTTTCATTTACAATAGGTCGACCAGATAATAATACTTCACCCATTTCTTCAGTTAATTTTTCTCGAGTAACATCAGGCATTTGATCTCCAACTCTTTTTATTTTTGGAAAAATTTTATCCATTTGTTTTTGAATTGTAAAACCAACGTTCTCTGCAATGTTAACGTCCGCTGCTCTTTCACCTATAGATGCAGTCTCTGCATCAAAAAATTCTTGTGTCTTACCAGCTCTAGCTCTAAACTTAGAACCAAACTTATCTAACATTCTATTAAATTTACTATTACTAAATCTTAATTGTTTACCTTCTGTTGCTAATCTTTTACCAGCAGTAAACAAACCACTTAAACCTGCAGTAAACAAAGCACCTTCAGTTCCAAATTTTAATCTGTTTAATAATTCTGTTTGTGGGTTATCTGATTCTCTATCTATTGCAGTAATACCTCCAACTAAATCTCCTAGAGTTCCTGCTTCTTCTACGTCTGCTATAGCTACAGCGTCAGCTACACCTGCTGCTCCTGCTTGTGCACCAAACTTTAAATACTTACCACCTTTTTTTGCAGCTAAAGCTACATCTGCCATTTTGCCAGCAGTTTTTGCTGCTAGTCCTGCAGGCACCGCTAGGTTAACTAATAATTCTGATACTCTACCTGCTGTAGTTTGTTGTGCATATTCGTCAAAAGGATTTATGTCTGCAAAAAATTCTTCTACTTCTGAAGCTGTGTCGGTCCCCGCTCCTAAATCAATTAATGTTGCACCAAGAGATACTACACCTTCAGGTATTTTAAAAAAACCTGAACCAATACCCGCCATGAATGTACCAATGTTACTAGGGCTGTCATCTATTTGTTCACCAAAAGATAAACCTTTGTCTACTTTTACTTCGCCGGTATCAGTAAGTTGGTCTCCAAAACTAGCCATCTAACCTCCTATGAACTTTTTATTATTTCCGCGCTGCCTTTTACTACCTGACCATTTTTAACTTCAACAATAGTAAATTTGTCAGCTATATAATATTTTCCATCAGGTAATTGTGAAGTATCTGATTTAGAAGTAACTACAGCACTAACATCATTTCTGTTTTCTTTAATGTATTCTGCGTAGCCATCAACTTTTCCTAGTTTAGAAACTTTTTCTCCAAGAGTTTCTGGTTTAATTCCTGCTATTGCATCTGCAATTTGTTCTGGAGTATAACCACCTGCTCTTAATGCAGCAATTTTTCTAGACATGTCTGTATCTTTAGCTGCACCAGTTGCAATTGCTTTTCTAATTGCTATGTCTTCTTCTAGTGCAAGTTTTCTAGAAGCTGTTTTAATATTTTGTATAGGGTCGAGTGCTTTGTTAGCTGCTCTGATTGCAGATCCTGCTCCTTCACCTTCGTATAATCTTGTACCACCTTCAATCATTGCATCAAAAATAGAATCTTTTTTAATACCTGCACCTAAAATTTCTTCATACTCTTTAGCTGCCTTATCTAATCTTTCTTTTTTAGTTAGAACTGGATCTCCTGTTTTAGTATCAACAGTAATTTCTTTATTAGGATTTTCTTCTGCTGCATCTAAAGCAGGATCTTTATCTTTGTTGTCTTCTATCTGTTGATTTATTAAAGCATTAAGTTGACCGTCTTCATTGTATCCTTGTTCATATACTTTTTTCATTTTTGACATGTATGTAGGATCTAATACTTGTCTTATTCTACCTTCGATTGGACCATAACCTTCTTGTTGATAAATTGCTTGATCTACATCTTGTGGTCTTGTTAAATATTCTCCAGCTAAACCAAAAGATAATGCAGGAAATCTAGAAATAGCTGCACCACCTAATCCTCTAACTGCATTAATAGCTTTAGGACCATAATTTTTAATTGCATTCATTATACCCGCTTCACTTAAAGCTGGGTTTTTAAGTAAGTTAGCACCTTTTTGAGCTATACCACTCATTCTTCCTACGTTTTTATTTAAAATATTTCCACCTATTGTAGATTGTGTTGGCGCTCCACCTCCTCCGCCTAAATTGACTAAGGCTGCTGGGTTTCCACCAACTCTTAAGTTAACTCTACCACCACCGGCATAACCCATGCCTGATGCAATACCATTTCCATAACTAGAAACTTTTCCACCACCTCTGAACATTGGTCGTCTTAAAATTCTACTCATTAATTACCCTGTTAATTTTCCAAGTAAACCACCGATAGCTCCTGCTCCACCAATAAATTGAGATAGTGGACTAACTGGTGCCGCTGGTGTTGGTGTTGTAGTTGTAGTTGAAATCGGCATTGTTCCTGGAGTTAGCTGTGATAGCTGTTGTCCAATTAAACCTATTTGTGTAAACGGTTGGAACTGTGCTTCTCTAGCTGCAATTTGATTAGCATCTAGAATTGCTTGTTGGTAACCTTGATCAGCTTGACCTATTTGTTGTTGGTAAGTACCTAATCCTTGTTGAGCTTCTAAGTCTGTAGCTCTTGCTTGTTGTGCTTGTTGAAATCCTTGATTTAATAATTGTGCTTGTAGTTGTGCTCTGTTTGCACCTTGACCTCTTAAAGCTTCAGCTGCCATTACACCTTCACGACCTCCACCATAAGCTCCCATTTGAATAGCTTGATCTCTTAAACCTTGATTTTGTATAGCAGCGTTTCTATCAAACTCTGCAAGAGTTTCATTAATAACTTGTTGTTGATAAGGAGACATGTATGCCTCAATAGATCCAGCTTCTACTCCTGCTGGTAATGCCATTCCTGGTCCAACTAAAGCACCTAAACCTTGAGCTTGTGCAGCTAAACCTTTTTGTAAATCAGTTTGTTTTGCAATTTCTGGTGCATATTTAGATGTATCTAAACCTTTATAGTTTCTTAGTTGGTCTGCTAGACCTGCTCCTAATTTATCTACACTAGTAAGTAATGCTGTTCTCGAACCCGTTAACTGCGGGTCATAGAGTTGCCTTGTTTCTTCTACTGCCATTATGCTCGTGCCTCTAAGTTATTCATTAATTGATACATTCGTTGTGCTCCTTTATTTACACTACCACCACCTGCAGCTCTTACCGCATCGGCAGTCATTACAAATTCATTTTTACTTACTCTTGCTGGTACATCATCAGCTTTTTCTTTTGATCCCATAGGTATCATTCCACCACCTCTATAATCCATTTCCATACCTTGAGGTAATACACTTACAACACCACCTGAAGCGTATTGACCACCATAAATCATATCTCTTACTGTTTCTGCATCATAAGTTTTTCCATCATCAGACATATCTTTTAAATAATATCTTTTTATTCCAGACATATTAAAAAGATCTTCGTCTATTGCAAAATCATTTAATTTATAACCTGAAACCATTTCTTCATTTATAGATTCTTTTATTTTATCTCCATCAACATTTTCTACTACTTCTTTCATTGACATAAAATCTGCTTCAGGTGTATTCATAATATCACCACCAAATGCATAACCTACTCTACCACCTTCTTTATAACTATCTTGTTGACTTCTTAAAGTTCCAACTGGAGCTTGAGATTGTAAAAAAGGATTGTTAAGTGGTTGTAAACCTACAGACATCGGTCCTTGTGATACAGAAAATAATTGTCTTGGTTGATTTCCTAATCTTTCTTTTATACTTCCTAAACTTTGTTCGGCTTGGTTTACTCCTTGTTCTAATTCATTAAGTCTTGGAAAAACAGCTTGAGTTTGTTGTAAAGGTCGTCCTAAAAATGGTTGAAAATTTCCAAAAGGACTTTGTACTGGTAATTGTGTGGTAGGACCAGAATTTATTAAACTTGCTAATATTCCACCTTGTCTAGCACCTACTCTACCGCCTTCAGCTAAACCTTCATAACCTTGTAATTCTAAAATTGCATCAATCTCTGCTTGTGTATATCCATAAGCAGTCATAGAAGCTGTAACAGAATCAATGTATGATTGATCTAATCCTCTAGCTTTCATTTCTTCTTCTACTAATCTTCGTGCTTCTTCTCTTTCAAAATCTTTTTTCTGTCTTACAGCTTCTCCATAAATTACATCACCACTTGCTTGTGAAAAAGGAGTGGCTCCTGCTGATGTTATTTGTTCTAAAGTTACACCTTCAGCAAAAGGATCTTGTAAAATATCTTTAGCATCTCCTGCAAGGTCAGCTAATTTAGCTCCACCTTTTAACATAAAGTTTTTAGTTTTATCTAATGCTCCTAACCCTTCGGTATTATATGTAGTATTAAAACCACCCATGCCTTGACCTGGCATATTTCCTCCTGGTATGTTTGTATACTCAGGTTTACCTTTACTCATCATTCCTCTAAGTTTATCTCCGGCACCCGGCGCTGTAGCTGCACCTTGAGCTCCTGCTAATAATAAAGATAAAGGATTTACTTCTCCTTCATTACCTTCTTGAGCTAGTTGACCTACTAAGTTAGCTGCTGCACTTCCAAAACCTCTTCCAGCCATGCTGGCAAAAATTCCCGTGCCTGGTAACATATAAGGCGCAAACGCAGCAAGGTATGGTAATGCTGGTTTTAATTCATTAGGTATTACTTTATCTAATACTTTGGATATTGGTCTAAATATTTTTTTTAAAAATCCCATATTTTGTCTATATTATATTGTTGAAAAGCAAGTTCGCAAGACTTGTATATATGCGATTGTATACCAATTTACTAGAATTTTCACGTCTAGTCAACCAACTTACATTTCACTAGATCCACCAAGAGGAGGCATTTCTGCTATCTTTATCTCAACATCTCTCTTAATATGATCTTTAGTAGTGCTTGTATGTGGGCTGTTAATATCGTCTTCTGCTTCCTTTTCTGAAAGATATTCCCTTCCTGTTTCTCTATGTGTAATAGTCATTATTACTTCAGGAGTAATAACTGGTATAGTTTTACCATCTATTTGTTTTTCATATATTTTTTCTGATTTTTGTTTAACAAACGGCATTATACGTCCTCTCTATTTATTTCTAATATAGATGCTGTAGCAAATAATCTACCTGCATCTGCTGCTGTTACCTGTAATACTTCATTTTCTAACATAATTAAAGGTTCTGTTAGTAATTGTTCTGATGTGTTAGCAACAACTGCTTTAATATTAAATAAAGTAAACTTATTAGCTGAAGCTGGATCACCATCAAATAAATCTACAGTAATAGTTGTATCACTACCACTGTCACTACTAACTAGTAATGATTTTACAATAGCTCTAGAGTTAGAGGGTACCGTATATAAAGTTGTAACTGTGTTAGTAGTTAAATCTAATTTAGAATTTTTATATATATTTGCCATTTAATTTACAAACCAAGTAAATCTTTCTTGATCTTCTTTTAATTGTGTTAGGTATGTAGCATTTAATTGTTCTACAATCAAACTTATAGACCTATTAATTTGTCTTTGATTATCCTCGCTATATTCTTTTCTAGGTTCTGGTAATCTTACTACTATTTTTGTCATTATCCTCTTCTCCCATCAGGTTGTAAATCTACTTGAAATGTACCAAATCTCCACGATTCGCCGGCCGCTGTGTTTTGTATTTTAATATTAGCATAACGTCCTCGGGCTCGTGTATCTATTTTAGTTGTAGTTGAATCTATGGTAAAAGGACTTAGTGCAGTTGCAACATCATTATCTGCAGGAAAATCTTTAACAGAAATTGTTACTTTATTATTACCTGCTAATACTTTGAAGTTAGGTAAAAATCTTCTCATAGCTAGAAATACTTCACTCTGTCCTTGCTGTAAAGAAAAACTAAATGATTGTATAAAAGATTCTAAAGCAGTTGTACTTCCATCTGGATTTATTTGATCTGTTCCTGTTTCTTGTGCAAAATAAGTTGTGTTACCTAAACCAGACTCACCTACCACAGCAGGAAAAGTTCCTGTGCCTGTGCTATTATATGAAGTTGCATAAGGTTGAGGATAAATAAGTGTATCCATCCAAGTAGTTCTATTAAAATTAGTATTAGTATTTGTAACCCATGTACCTAATGGTGGTTGTTTAGCTTCACCATAATTATAACTAACCGATCTATTATTAAAATCTGATCCTGCTGTTGGGTACCACCAAACAACTTCTGTAAATAAATTATTTAGTCCTGCACAAACCTGTTGACCCTTAGTTGTATCTACATCATCAAATACATAATCTTCTACACTACAAGGTAGTGAGTTTACTGTACCATCAAATGCAAAGAAACCATTATTAGACATCCAGTATGCAACACCATCTATTTCAACAGCTGCATTTTTACCAATTAATCCACAGTTAGTACCAACTTGTTCAAATCCAAATGTAAAAGGCGCACCTACAAATTTCATTGTATACAATGCATTGTTGGTCCATATCAAAATATTTTCTTTTGCAACCAAAGCTCCTACAATTTTTGTACCGTCTTGTATTCTTTGTGTACCCGCAGAGTTAGTAGCTAAAGGTGTGTAGTCATTTATATTTTCAGCTGAAGAAAATCTAATAAACATATCATCTTGTGTTGTTGAATCACCAATAGTTGTTTCGGTTCCAAGATGAATTAAGTGACGTGTTGTTGGTGATATAAGAGTTATTCTTGTAGCTGTTGGATTATTAGTAGTTTGAAATCCTGATGTTGTAGTCGATGCTCTTGTTGATAATCTTGCAGCAATAGAAGAATCCCAAGTAAAAGTTTTACCGTTTGCAATAGTTGCAACTAGTGTGTCACTAAAATTACTTAAAGACCAAAGTCCAGGTTCTAAAATAATAGTTCCTGCGTCTACTGCATCACCCCATCCTGACCATTCGGTAGCATTTGTAACTGTAGTTCCTGTTGATGTAGAACCAGGTGCTGTCGTTCCTAATTGTGAACGCGAACATCCAGTTAATTGATTAGCAGTATTGCCTGTATAAGTTACTAATTCTGAAGTAGATGCATAACTGCCTGAAGAAAAATTTCCAATTAAAACTGTACCTGAAGTAGGAAAAGAACTTGAATCGGTTAAAGTAATTGTTGTCGTTCCAGATACAATACCACCATTCAACGTTGTTGTTGCAGAACCTTGTACTGTACCACCATATGGACTAACACCATAACCATATCCATAAGATTGTGCAGCGGGACCAACACGTTCATAAGGAATAACACTACAAGAGCCACCACCAGCAGCACCTGTTGTAGTTTCTGTACCTGTAATAATTGCAACTAAATCACTTGTTACTCTAGTTACTTGAAATAATTTATCTTCAAAAGCAGCATCAGTTAAACCAATACCAGAAGGTACAGTTACACTATCTAATAAAATAATATCACCTGACTCTAAATTATGTGCAGAAGAAAAAGTTAATGTAACTTCTTTTGATGCATCTGATGCGGACATTACAACACTTGCAATTGTAGATTTTACAGGAGTAATGTCAAAAAGTTGTCCTTCAAAATATATAAGTAAAAATTTATCGGTACCAATAGAAACATATCTATTACCGTCTTTATCAACAAACGAATGTTGTTTTCTAGCGACACCTACAATAGTATCTGTAAGTAAAGAAGACCAACCTCCTATTTTTTCTGGAAGTCCATATCTAAATCTAGCAAGATCTGAATCAACCCAACGACCTGCTGCTCCAACACTAGTGTCTTGTTTGTCTATTCCGGGAGCAAACTTTACTTCAGTGAGCATCTAATGGCTCCTATGAATTGGTTGATTGTTTTTGCCAGCCTTTATCAGCATTTGTATAAACTAAAGTTACTGCTTGATTATCTGTGTCTAATGTAAGATTAGAAGTACCACCTTGAATTTTAGAAGAATTTCTATTTACTGTACAATTGTTAGAATTAAAACCTCCACTTAATGATGCGTCCATTATAGTTACTGTATCACCAGCACTTGGCGACAATGGTAAATTAACTTGAATTGTACCTCCACCACCATTAGACGTTTCACCAAATATTACATCACCATGAACTGCAGTGTAAGGAGTATTAGTTCCTGTTTGAACTTGTACACTTCCTTGTTTTAAAATTCCTGCAAGTTTCATAGAATTTGCTGAAGTACCATCTGTATAAAATACACAAGTAGATCCAACAGGTACAGGAACAATCCCGCTCCCCGATCCACCTACATTTTGTACACCAATAGTATAATTGGAATTTGATCTTGTTGTACTATCTTTAACTATAAATATTCTTTCAGCACCTGTTGGCATAGTAATAACTCTACTAGCTGCTAAAGTACCAGTAACTTCTATCATTAGATTTTTACCAGTTGCAGTAGTATCTCCTAATGCAGAACCGTTATCTAAAGCTAATGATAAATCTGCTGCAGCTATACTTACTGTATAATAACCACTAGCTGATAATTCTAAAATTTGTAAATTGTTATTTGTAATTGTACCCCATAGACCAGCTTTTTCTCCGGTTGTTACGAGTTCTAATTGTAAATCTGATGAATATGATGATGCCATAGTTTAATAAGGTTCTATTTCTTTCCAAACATTGTTTGCACCTGGAATGATTGGGTTCCAAGTAATTACCCCTGATTCATTAGATGAGATAGTTAATTGATTATCTGTCACATCTATATTCGCTCCACCTGTTATTGTAACACTGCTAGCTTTTAAAGTCAAAGGCATTCCACTTATGTTAATATTTGAGGATCCACTAGCTGTAACTAGAGCAGAATTTAAAGTTAAAGGAGAAGCGGTAATATTAACATTAGCGTCTGCAGTAAGTGTAACTAATCCACTAGCTAAAGTTAATGGATTTCCAGGAGGAAATATATTAGCTGCTTCACCAGTAGCTATAGTAGCTCCTACAGATAAAGTTAATGCATTTCCAGTAACACTAATAATTACATTACCTTCATTGCCTGAAGCTGAAATGGGTAATGCTGATATTGCGTCAAATCCTAAACTCATAAATAATCCTTAAAAGGAGGCAGT